CATATGTGCTTTTGACAATTCTTACGTTGTTAATGTTGCGCCTATGATTGCTTCTTGCAGCAATGCACTAAAGAAATTATTTAGTGGTTATGTCAATCTCTCTTATTCACCAAAGTACACATTACATATCGTTTATGCTACAGGTTTGACGGCCAAACAGATAGCAAAAATTATCATGGAAAATGATTATGAATCCTCTATACCACATTATTTGTTAATGGTTTTAGGTGATGATTCAGCATTGATCAGACAACGTAAGGTCTTATGTTGTGATTTTTCCAGATACGACTCAACACAGCATCCTGAACAACACGAAATATTCAGAAAGTTTTTTACCACTGCATGGAATAAACAACAAATGGATATGGTTAGAAATGCTGCTTTCTCAAAAACAAAAATGTTTCATCCCAATTCTGGTGAAAGATTTTTGTAGAAACTAGAGGATTGAAAACAGGTTGTGTCGAAACCAGTGTTTCAAACACATTCATAACAGCATTAAGTTATGCCCAAGGACTCTCATGTGCTTATGACAAAGGACTTGATCCTTTCGATTACATACCAAAATATCTAGAGAAGAGATGTGGTTTTCTACCAAAGGCATCATACCAACATCTAGAAACTGGAGCTGAATTCTTGAAGACTATTTTCATATATCAAGCTGAAGAAATAGTTGCATTGCCTTTGCTAAGTTGCTTAGCAAAACTTGGAAAATTCTTAAAAGAACCAAGACTGATTGTCCCTTTTTCCAAAATCAAAAACGATCATCAGATCGCTGTCGATTCAATATTCATGCAATTGAAAGGAAAAGGAAATCTCGAAAACGTTCCAGGTTTTAAGAGATGGTACAACAAGATACAAAGTTTAAGTCAACCTTTATTACCAGAAATTAAAGGAAATAACTGGAATGTGAAATTATCACATTACGTTCATGTAGACACTATCGAAACTGCATACAACTCAAGATATGGCCTTGATTGGAATAGTGTTGATTATTTTTTCGAACAACTAGCGGAAAATAATCTTGAAGATTATCCATTGACTTATTCATCGACCGTAGTTCAAAGAGCCATCGAAATCGACTACGGGTTGGAACCGCCTTGGTAGGCGCCAACATTTTCTGATTGTTTTTAGGAGAAGTGGAGAAAGCTCTATTTTCTCCACTCTCCTAATTTAGAAAATAGCTTTGCACGCTATTTTCTCTATAATCATCGGGTC